AAGTGTGGTGAGGCATATAAGAATGGAGTTAGTTTCCATCCTGATAGTCCTTACCATAAGATCTGTGCCGATGTCGTTGTCAAGTATCCTAGAGTACAGGACGTTGTAAATGGATCCAATTGATAATCCCAATCTGATACCCATCATCGGAAATAATCCGATCAAGGTTCCAAATACAAACATCAATCGAATAGCTGGTCCCTCTATCATTCCCACCATAGAGAGACCAGTAGTTCGTGGTGTTGAGGCACCTGTAGTTCGTGGTCTTGAAGTTCCTGTTATTGATGCTCCCAATACTAGGATACCTTATCCTGTAATCAACGTACCAACACAGGAAGAGTTTGATGCTGCTGTCAAGGCAGAGCGTGAGAAACAAGCAGCAGAGAAAGAAGAGAAGACTAGGGGGTTACCTGATACCAAACCAGAACTACCTCCTGCCATTCAACAGGCAATACCACAACCTACAACTCCCGTTGTAGAGGTTCCAGCACAACCTAAACCTCCCACATTTACAGTCAATGGAATCGATATTAATCTACCTGACCCTTCTCTTGTTGCTACGGCTGGTTCTGTCGCCGTAGTTACTACTGCTGCTACGATGGTTGCCACAACAGCATTCAATACAATCAAGAATGCTGCTGAGCCACTCATCAAAGAAGCAACCAAGAAGAAGTTTAAGGTCAAGATCAAGCAAGTCAAACCCGTCCTACATTATGTGCTAGCAGACGAGGGACATATTGATATCTTTGAATACTCTGCTACTGGCACACGACTTGTAGAGAAGATCGATAATGTGGAGCAGTATATTCGTGATCAAGTTGAGATCAATTCTCTATATGAAATTGATAATAAGATCATTATTGATGATGTCATAGCAGACAAATTTACAAAAGAGGGGCAAGCAAGGTTCAAGCCCCTGTTTGCCCCCGCTAAAAAGATTGCTAAGAAGTTATCTGCTAAGTTTTCAATCTGAGAACTTATCAATTACCCAAGAGATAACTAAGACTGGAATATAAACTACGATGTTGTAGAGAATATCAACAAAGATATTATCTTTTTCTTCTTTACGCTTGTCCTTCGCTGGTGCTGTTGTCATTTACCACCTCAAGAATAATAGTATATAGACCGCTAACATTAGCATGTGCCATTGCTTCATCTTGGTTTGAAAACACGGCTGCTTTGGATTTATCTTTCGTCCATTTTGGACTGTCGTTTACGTTAGTTTCGAAATAATCCCAGGTTCCAGTAAACCCTTCACGCTTTGCTATGTACATCAGAACAATTTGAATGGTAGTTTCTCTGTGATTTCTTTTACACCTTTGGGTGTAACTGCTTCGATGATCTCACGCTTTGCTTGCTCGATTAGAGTTTCTCTATTCATGTAAGCATAAACGCCAGCACCTACAGCAGAAGCACTCATGACAAACGAGGCAACTGCTAGAACGTTAATTAGTTTTTGCATTTTCTTTCTTGATTAGATTACAAGGTAAGGTGACAGATTGGACATCAACGTATCGTTGATAATCCACCCTACAAAGATTGGGTCCAACTTCCGTTAGACCCACGATAGCGAAAATAATGTATTCCATTACTTTTTCTTCCCACCATTCTTTGCTTTTTTGGCAGTAGCATTGCCCTGATTTTGTTTAGAAGATCCTTTCTTTCCTTTGTTAGCAGACTTAGCCATTACAGATCTCCTCTGCGTGGTCTCTCTTCAGATGATTCTTCGGTTGCTTCTGGTTCTTCTACAACTGTTTCTTCAACAGCGGGTTCTTCCCATACTAGTGGTGGTTCTGGAGTTGGTTCTGGTTCAGACCATACTGGTTGAACTTCAGGCTCAGTATTCTCTTCTTCTTTCTTAGCAGCATATACAGGTGCTTCAGGAAGAGATCCACCATTACCATTGGCGCCAGGTGTTTGACCTGCCTTAGCAGCAGCAATACCAAATCCAGCTAAAGATCCAGAGAAAACAGAAGCGATGAAAGTTGGGTCAAAATCCATGATCTTTTGACCACTTGGAAGCCTTACATATGAGGCAGTTAACAGTCCAGCAGACCAGATTAGGATCACAATTCTAACAAGATCACTTAACCATTCTCTTTTTTCTTCTCTGTCTGCTCCTTCGGAAACCTTAGGTAGCATTTTCTTAATGAGATTAAACACCATCTATTTATTCTCAAACAACTTTATAAAATACTCTGCGTCAACAACCACTAACGGTTTCTTTCTATTCTTCTTCATAACTACAATAGGTTCATAGTCACCACAGTTTGCTTGTGCCTGTTCATAAGCATCCCAGACATTAAGACGTTCTACGTTCTTACATTCAATACTGTGAGGGAACTTTTCTCGTGCTGCCCTTGCCATAATAAGATCTTCACCGCCTGCGCCCATAGATCGAGACTCGATATCCTCTGGATGGACATCAAGCATCTCGATCAACTTCTCCCTAACCCACTTCTGTAAGTTTCTTCCTTTTGCTTTAGCACTACTTACTTTCATATCACATCAATGGGTCGTCCCATGGGTCTGGATATTTCTCAGTTTGTTCTTTAGCGCCGCTAATATCCAAGCCTGAGATAAACTTTGTGGACCGTTCTCCAGGATCTGTTCCTGGAGTTTGGTCAGTTTTTCCACTTCTCGTTTTCTCACAGTTGAAAACCAGCGAAAGTATCTTTCTTAACATCCTGTTTAATCCCCCCAATAACATAAGATTCTACTTCAGTTTCCTGTGGGGCAACTTGTAGACCTTTAGATGACAACCAATGTTCAGTCCAAGGAAGTGGATTATTATTGGCAGGAACATCAAAGATTGGTTTAAATCCAATTGATTTCATCCTACGATTAGCAATCCATTCAACATATTTCTGAAGTAGTTTAGCATTAAGTCCAATCATTGACCCATCTTTAAAAAGATATTCTGCCCAGATTTTTTCTTCCTCTACACACTCTCGGAACATTTCAACAATGTTGTCATGCTCTTCTTTAGCGATCTGGATGATATCTGGATCATCACCTTCCTTCCACTTATTTAGAATGTTTTGAGTGATAGTCATATGTTGGGATTCATCTCTGGCGATGAGTCCGATGATCTTTGCTGATCCTTCGAGGAGTTTAAGTTCACCAAAAGCGAAAGAGCAGGCAAACGATACGTAGAACCGAATTCCTTCGAGGATATAAACGTTAGCAACTGCTCGATATAACTTTCTCTTGAGATCATATAATGTTTCTTGTGCTGCTGGAGTTCCTTCTAAAGCATGTTCCCATTGGTTACCAGCACCCCACTCAGATGCTGCCTGTAAAAAATCATCATAAGCACGGGTAACTGATTGTGCTCGTGAGAGGATCTTCTCGTCGTCTAGAATGTGGTCAAAGACATCCGAAGGATCAGCATACACATTTTTGATAATATGGGTATAGGAGCGACTGTGGACCATCTCCATGGTCTGCCAGATATTCATAGCACCTTCTAGTTCAGGAAGAGAGCAATAAGGAATAAATGCCATACCAGGACCACGACCCTGAACGCTATCCAGAAGGATCTGATACTTCAGGTTTGAAGTGAAGATGTGCTTTTGTGCTTCATTGAGAGTGTGATAATCAGCACGATCCTTCTGGAGGGATACCTCTTCGGGTCTCCAGAAGTATCCAAGCTGTTGCTGTGTCAGTTTATCAAACACAGGATACTTAAACTTGTCGTATCTCTGGACCCCCAGCGGGGGTCCGAAGAACATCTTTTGTTTTGTACTGTCTAGTTTAGTTGTATTGAATACCGTCATACCAGATGGTTTATTAGGTTCACTCACTCTAAATTTTGCAACTGTCACAGTCTTCCTCCTGAGTTTCTAAAATTTCATTTAATAAGTCTTCGATGCTTTGACGCTTCTCCTCTTCTTTTACTTCATCTGTTTTACTGTCATAAGTGTTCTGGTAATATGAAGTTTTCCAACCATACTTGTATGTAGTTAAGAAGTCTTGTGCCATGACTGATGTAGGTACTTCATTATCTGGATAGTTCTCAGGATTATAACTCCAGTTACCAGAGATTGCCTGGTCAAAGAACTTTTGCATCACAGCAACAACATTAATATAACCACGATTAGACTCCATCTCCCACAAAAGAGTGTAATTGTTTTTAAGAGATTGATATTGTGGAACAATCTGCTTAAGGGGACCCTTCTTCGATTTCTTAACGGACAAGTAATCTCTAGGTGGCTCGATTCCGTTTGTTTCGTTTGACACAACGGAACTGCTCTCCGAAGGCATTTGTGCGGACAGTGTGCTGTGTCTGAGACCGTGCTCCAAGATAGATGCTCTAAGAGTTTCCCAATCATAATTCAACTGGTTGGGGACGATCTCATCGACATCTCGCTTATAAGTGTCGATTGGGAGGATACCGTCTGAATACTTCGTTCGATCGAAATAACCACACTGCCCTTTCTCCTGGGCAATGGCGTTGCTTGACTTGAGCAGATAGAACTGGAAAGATTCAGTAAGTTCGTGGACGAGTTGCCATGCTCGTGGGTCATCGTAGTGTTCTCCTTGACGTGCTAAGTAGTGTGCTAAACCAATATAACCAATGCCAAGAGAACGACGGTTCTTTGTGCTTTCTTCTGCTGCTTTAATAGGATAGTTCTGATAATCAATCAGTTCTTCCAAACCACGAACAGCAAGATCACAAAGTTCTTCTAGTTCATCGAGGTGCTTCAATTTACCAACATTGATAGCAGAAAGAATACACAGAGCAATCTCACCATCACCATCAATGTGCTGAAGAGGATCTGTGGGGAGAGTAATCTCCTGACACAGATTAGACATATAAACTTTATCCTTGAAAGAAGAGTGTGAATTACAATGATCAATGTTCATAATATAAACACGACCAGTTTCTGCCCTTTCTTTCAGTAAATCAAGAATCAATTCCTGAGCGCCGATTCGCTTTTTAGGGATTGAATCGACTGATTCGTAATGGGTATACAGATCATCAAAGCTAGGAGTCCCGAAACTATCATAGAGCCCAGGTACATCATGGGGAGAAAATAGGGTGATCTCTCCATTCTGAATGAATCGTTCGTAGAAGAGTTTTGAGATTTGAATTGAGTAGTCAAGTTTTCGTACACGATTATCCTCCGTACCTTTATTATTTTTAAGAACTAGAATGTCTTCGATTTCTTGGTGCCAGATCGGGAAGTGTACAGTCGCTGATCCACCTCGGATGCCATTTTGTGTGCAACAACGGACAGTTGCTTCAAACTTTTTGAGGAAAGGGATAACACCTGTGTGCTGAACTTCTCCACCTCGGATCTTACTGTTGACGCCACGGATTCTACCTGCGTTGATACCGATGCCCGCCCTTTGTGCAACGTATCTGCCAATAGCCATATCACTAGTAAAGATACTATCGAGGGTGTCATCGCTATCAACAAGGACACAGCTAGCAAATTGTCTAAGCGGTGTTCGAACCCCCGCCATGATTGGTGTTGGGATGTTGATCTTGTGCTTTGAGATGGCGTTGTAGTATCGTCTGACATAATCGAGCCTAGAAGTAAGAGGATAATCAGCGAAGAGGGTCAAAGCAATCATCATGTACATATATTGTGGAGTCTCATAGACTTCACCACTGCTTCGATCTTGCACGAGGTACTTATCAACGACCTGACGTAAACCCGCGTAAGTGAAGAGATAGTCACGATCATGATCAATCCAATTATTAACTTTAATCCAATCTTCATCACTATACTTATCTAAAATATCCTCATCGTACACTTTGTTTACCGTAGCATTGTACAGAGCTACATCATATACGCTAGGCATACCCTCTTTCCACACATTCTTATGGAAGACTTGTTTACGAAGTCCGAACAAAAGAAGACGAGCAGCAACAAACTGATAGTTAGGATTATCTAGATTAATAAGATCACTAGCCGAACGAATTAAAATCTCTTGAATATTTTCTGTGGTAATACCATCTTCAAATTGAATTCCAGAATTCATCTCTACCTGAGAAGCAGAGACTCCAGAGAGACCGCTACATGCCTCTTCAACCATCTTGTGAACCTTATCAAGGTTGAGAGATTCGGTGGAACCATCTCGCTTTTGAACTGTGATTGTGCTCATACTTTCTTCCATTCGTTTAATTTTAGTTGTGCTTCTAATCCTTGATAGATGTTTGATTCTACCACACGTTGAACATCATGTCCAGCAAGAACCATGTCATTCAAATCTTTTTCTTTGATAGACTTAGGAAAGATAACTACCTTATGTCCCGACTTGGCCGCTTTAGCAATCTTAGATACGATTTCTCTGTTTCTCGGTTCATTGTCGAATACGAATACGAATCGATAATCATAACCGCTAAGGTCAACATCGCTACCACACATAGCGATAGAGTTATCAAGGAAAGTTGAGTCGAATGGTCCTTCTGTGACATATACTTCGTTACCTTCATCTACACGATCTAATCCAAATACTTTAGGTTTAGAATCATCTAGCATGATAGTAATGTATCTAATCTTAGCTTTAGGGGCGAGGGATCTTCCCTGATAACCAAACAGGGTTCCGTCTTTATCCCTCAGTGGGATTATAATTCTGGCACTATCTTGCCGAAGAGTATCAAATACCTTCTTTTGTTTGTTAGTCCAGTCTTTAAATTTGGGACAGTAATAGAAGTAATCTAGGTCTTTAATTTTTCTCTGCTCAAGATACTCTCGGGCGGGGTGTGATATATTTAGTTCCGAGATCTTTTTCAAGTCTACAGAATTTTCAGGTTTGCTGAAAAACTGTGGTTCCTGAAAATTAAACTTAGGGTCTGGAGTTTGAGATCCTTTACCAGTGAGTCCTTCCTTATATCTCTCCATGACATACTGATCATGAAGCATCGGACTTTGATCTTTTAAAAAGTTAGTAAAAGTCCTCCCAACACCACAGTTATGGCATTTAAACACAAAGTCATTCTTCATCTTGAAGAAGTATCCTCTTGCTTTGTTCTGATACTTCTTAGAATCTCCACAATAAGGACAACGGAAATTGTAAGTAGAAGCATTCTTCCGAACAAACTTTCCGAGTTGTGGAGAGACAAGTTGTATGTACTTTACATCAATAAAAGAACTCACTTGGGTTGGGCGTACTGACTACCTCCCATAGTAGCAGCTGCCTGCCCGACTGTCAAGAGATTACCAAAGAACGTAGCGGATCCGATAACGATCACAGCAGCGGTGCCGATGCCTGTAGCGATCCAGCGAAAGGTAGCAAGGTCATTTACTCTTCCTTCAATCCTTTCAATCCTTTCAATTACTGCTTTGTGTTCTTTTGTATTTGCTGTCTTTACATCTTCCAGCATTTTAATAATAAGTTGGTCATTCTTATCGCTTTCATTCAAGCGATTTTCATGGCGTTCTAGGATTACAGCAACTCTGTTACTGTTCTCACTAATTGTAGCAACTGCTCGCTCAAGCTTATCGAGCATTTCTTTTGACAAGTCTTCATAGATATCGAGTTTGCTTTCAAGGACCGCTAACTTCTGAAGTCCGAACGCCATGTCTGCCCCTTAAATTAAACGTTTCTGATAGCAAACTCAAGAGCTGATTGGAATGTAGAAGCATCCTTATTCAGCAAATAACGAAACTGTTGTTGTTTGTCGTCGTCGAGCTGAGCATAGGCGGCGGCAATTCTCTTAGCAGAGAAGTTATCCAGATTCTGTTGGGAACCATCACCAAATGTAATCTTGGCGAATGATGTTTCCCCCTGTGGATTAAGTTCAGATGTAGCAACTTGTAAAGCAACATCTAAAGCGTCTAGTGTAGTTGTTTCCATAACCATTTCACCTTCCATTTCGTATGAGTTTTTCATTGATACTTTTTTTTGTTGATCAGATGCTTTCTTTTTAAAGTCAGCGAGACGTGCTTTCATAAGCGTGTCCATCTCTTTAGTCTTATTCTGCATCTTCTTCTTCGCTTCATCTCTCTTCTTTTGAAGATCTTTTTGGCGATTAAGTTTTTTCTGTTGTCCGATTTGCTTCTGTGCTCTCTCAGTTTCTGAGGGCACAGCTTCAGAAATAATTGTTTCTTCGACTTGTTCTTTCATTTTCTTACGTTGGTTAATACGAGAGAGCATTTGTTTAGCACCCTTAGTTCTGCCGTCAACTTTATCTTGATTCTTTTTTTTATATGTACGATTCTTTTTCGTGTTGACAAACACGAAGGCGGGTGGCATTGACAGGGCAGCACCATTACCCGCCATCATTTCATTCAGATTAGATTCAGTTGCTTCAGACATTCTTGGTTTACATTAACGTTTAAACTATCAGGCAATCTATTTAAAAATAGCATGAATGCTTTCAAGATTGGCCAGTAAGTTGCTTCTATCTTAAAGAATAAGATAGGGGTAGCAGCATCATCAAACACATTATACATGACGATGATGTGATTTAAAATCAAGTGGGTTTTCAACTCACCTGTTGTATCATAACGACGAAGTAATCTTTTGATATACTTAATTCTATTTAGATCTTCTTCAAAGTCAGTGTATGTAACTGACGTTGGATTATCATAATGTTTAATAGCAAATAGTACCCAATTTTCATGGGTCAACTCATCGAAGATCATGTGTTATCAGGCAGTAACAGTTAGAACTGCTGCGTCAGAAATAACTTCCTCAGCACCAGCATCAGATGTTAGTTTGACACGATACTCATGAGCATCAAGTCCAGTAACATCAGAAATTACTAGGGTATCAGTATTGAAGTCGCTGTAGACTCCACCATCTAGAGTGCCACTAACGTTAGTCCAACGACCAGCAGCACTGGTTCTACGCTGCCAGATGTAAAGAACGGTTCCAGTTGGGGCAGCAGCGGCAGTGACGGAGAATGCTCCTGGATCACCAGCAGCAACTGTGTCATCAGCAGGTTGTACAGAGATGCTGATAGCGGATGCTACGTCAGCGGCAACAGCATCATCAGTATCAGCAGTGTTGGCAGGAGCATCCTTCATTGATACAAGATGTACTGCCTTGTGGCGAGTAGCACCAGAAGCATCAGTATATGAGGTATACTGCCACCAACCAGGAGCGGTTAGTCCACGCTCTCTGTTCTCGGCAAGAGTTGCTTCAACTTCGTCAATGAAAATTGATCTTGCTTGGATAGCAGCATTACCCTCAGCACCAGCGGTGGCATTAGTATTGCCATCATGTGCTACGAGAGTTCCATCAGATTCGTACTTCTTGACGGAAGACTTCTCAGTTGTGTTTAGAACTTTAATTGATTGTGCTTGCGTTTCAGCACGACTGTACAAAGCCATTGGATACTTACTCCAGATAATTACCGTTTTCTATATTGTATTTATAAAAAAAGGGGACCTAGGTCCCCCCATATTACTCACATCCTTTGAGTAGTGCTGTCTTAACAGTAGCAACGATTAGATCGTCAACGTCATTATCAGTTGATTTCACATAACGCTCTAGAAGTTCGACAACGAGTTTTTTAACCTGACAAGACGACATAGCCTTGAAAAGTACTGGTTTTACAACCGATACAACGACACCTAGCATAAGAGTAAATAGAACTCGACGAGCCTATTTATCTTTGTTCTTATGTTTCCAGGCTGTAGCGTAAGCAATACCTTCTTTATCTTTAGGATAATTCTTTTTGATATGCTTCACCATTCTTTCATACTTCTTACCAGGAGGAGCAACTTCATCTAGTGCCTCCTCTTTCATCTTCTGCTTTTCAACAGTCTTGAGAACATACTTCTTATGTTTTCTCTTTTCTTCTTTATCTTCTTGGGCACCGTCTTCAATGCTAGGCATTACTTCAACGTGTGCCGACTTCACTTTTTTTCTTCTTCGATCTCCTTACTAAGTTCTAAAGACTCTTTCATTTTCTTCTTAGCGCCAATGACAGCAGAGATCTTCTTACGACGTGCTAGAAGATATTTGTCAGACTTATCATGATCACCATCGTTATCAACATCCTTATCTTCCTTGCCAACTGGATCTAGTTTCTTTTCTCCAAGCATTTGACCTTCTGGTTCGTAACCTGCTTTAACACACTTGTCTTTTCCACCTTCGGTGCCAGCATACTTATAACCTTTCCAGCAAGCTTTGCCGTCAGCACCTTGCTCCTTACCAGCAGCATTCTTTTTCTCAAAGATATAAGTTTTACCATTGAGTTGAAACTCATAAGTTGTGCCAACTAGTTCTTCATGGAAGACTTCTTCTTTCTTCATATCTTTCTTGCCATCACATTGACATTTTGCTTTGCCACATGACTCACATAATTCTCTTTCCTCACGGGCAACCACCTTCGTGGTGTCTTTAATCTCTGCTCCATGAGACTGCTTAACGCCAGCACCTGTACGTAGATCAACAGCGGGGTCAGGAGCACCAGCATTTGCTTTGGGGTCCTTCTTGCTGAAGTCATCTTCTCCACCTTTTTTCTGAAGTTCAGGATATGTTTCTTCTTGTTGTAAGTGCTTACCAAATCCTTCGCCGCCCATCCAGCGACCATAAGATTCAATTAAAGCCTGTGAAAACTCATCATTATATTTGAGACTAGTCGTTGGTTTCTGCCTTTCCATTATTTGTAAAGATACTACTTTTCCTTTCTTTATTTATAGTCTCTTGAACTTCACGTATATCAGTAACCCAAGCACGAAACATAATACCAGCTTCAGTAATAGCAATAACATAATTAGGACCCGATCGATGTACTCTTCCTTTTTCTCCAGTATTGACATTCATCACCAGATCTCCTGGTTGATACACTTCCTTCAATCGAAAGCGTTGTTGATCTGCTGTCTTCTTTAAATCTTTAAAATTTCTCATACACCCATACCCAGAGCATCTTGCATATTATTAGCATAATTTTTAGTTCTCAATTTAATCCACTGCTTATACTGCCCAAAATTTCTGGTGCTAACAAAATCATAATACAATCTCATTTCATTATTAATTTCTTTTTGTTTTGTTATAGAGTATAACACACTTTCTTTCAATAGGACTTGTTCATAAAATAACTTGTAAAAATTTATTTGAGTTGCTCCAGTTTCATATGAAGTTTGAACAAGAACTCGTTCACATAACAAAGCGACATTATTCAAAGCAAATGGATATTTTTTATTCGGACTTCTTTTAACCGCTTCTTCTTCTGTTAAAGAAATACATTCCTTAACTTTTTTGGTTTTACTCTCTTCTTTAAAAAGATTGTCTGCTATAAAATTTTTTGTTTTCAAAAGCAAACCAGGATCCGATATAAGATTATCCAAAGGTTCAAAATTTTTATTGATGCTGGTAATTTTTTTATCCAAAATTGTCAATACTTGATTCCATTCATTAACCGACATTGACGAAGTATTCAGCACTTGTTTGAAGTCACTAGTAACTTGTGATTTCTTAGATCCAGCTAATAGTTTTCTCAATCCTCTTATAGGATACAGAGTTCCTTTACTACTATATTTGTTATACTCCATAGCAGAAGAAGCTATCATTCTCTGCCCAATCTGAGAAGACCTAGCATTTGATGCTATACTTTTAAACCACTTATGTACTTCTGCTTCTCCACCAGGAAATGCTGTCTGGAATTTAACTGTTGCTGTAGAAGATCCTCTCATCTGTGATTTAACACTAATCTTCAACGGAGTATTTCTATTACCATTAACAGCAATTTTATAATCAATCAATGCTTCGTTAGCTGCTTCTGGCAAATAAATTTCAACCTTAGTAATCCTTTCTTCTTCTGGCCACCCAACAACATCTTTTATAATCTTATTGTTAGAAGACAAAAGTTTAGATATTTTTAGAACAGAAAGAACTTCAAAAAATTCTGACGACATATCTGGTGCCACACCAAGTTTATCATCTAAAGTATTATTATTCCATGAGTTAGAAACCGCCTCAACATAACTCTCTCTAAGATAGTTACTAGTAAAAATACTGTTAGAATCTGGATGATTAATAAAAGATATAACATTATTATAAAATTGCTGAGGACTTAACCACACATCAGTAATTTTTGGACTAACGTCTTTTGGTTTTAATGAAGATAGCTTACCACTACTTTCCGCTTTACCAGCATACTTCAATGAAAAATTGTAATTGATTCCAGTTTTTTTAGTTACAATGTTACCCTTCTTATCTAAAACTTTATAAGCATAAAATGATTTAATAACTAAAGTTGGGTTTTTGCCACCAGCTAATGTGTGTAACTTGATCTCTGTTATATTTAATTTATTTTTGATACTTTTAGAATTAACGAAGGAGATCATATCCTGAATGAATGACGCTCTAGGAGTTCTAAAGTTCAAAGCAGAATATTTTTGATTTCCATTATCACATGTCATCTTGTAATTATATGTGATGGAACTCTTTCCTTTGATAACCGCTTCAATCTCGGTTAGAGTTCCGTCTTCGTCTACATCCTTACTACCACCCTCTATAATAAAATCAAAACCATTCGTTTCATTGTATTGTTTATTAAAAGCATATCCAGCAGCAACATGAACGAGTCTCAGCATCCTTCTAATTCTTGTTGCTGGAATATCAATATCAATATAGTTGTCAATGTTTCTTTGTTCTTTTCGTAAGTCAAATGCCATTAGGACATACCTGCTAGTACTGCTTGGATATACATTTTCTTAAATTCCTTATCGTTCTTAACTGCTTGAGGTAACCCACTTTCAACCGTAGCAAAGTCACCTTCCACAATTGCTTTACGAACTTTACTGGCAGACATTCCAGATACATCATCAGCATCAGGATCTCTAGTGCCAGCACTCTTGATCTCAACAGTATTCATGTTGTAGTCTTTACCATTATACTGTTTGATAAACTGGAATGCTGGTACACGATCAGAACCAACTACAAAGATAGCATCAGTATATCCTTCACTTTCCAACCACTTCAATGCTTTGATAGCATCACGAATGTCTTCATTTAGGATAAGATTTTTCTGGTGAGAAGGAAACATCGCTTTCATAAGAGTAACTTTCTGAGCAGCGGTCAAAGGGTTCTTTCCTTTTTTGTCGGTGGTATGACTAGGGAACACGTAGTAATCATTACCAGCAGCATACTCCTTGACTTTATTTATTAGTAGCTCATGACCCGTGGTAGGAGGATTGAAACGACCGAAGGTGAATACAGCAACCTTGGCACCGTCACCAACAGGAGGACGCCAGGACTTCTCAAGCGTGAAGTTAGCACGAGAGAACTCAAGACGATCAACGATCTTGACTGCCTTGCCATCAACGATGGCAACGAAACCTTCAGGTTTAGTCACCACAAAGTTGTCACCACTACGAAGGAACACACGAGTATCGCTGAGACCAGCAAGTTTCAGATTGATCAGGTTCTTGGCATTCGTGAAAGAGTTATACATCACAATGAATGCTTTGAATGCTCGATGGTTGTTCTCTAGATACGAGATACCGTCAGCAAGAATGTCACGATACTGTGCCTTAGACTTTTCAGTTTTTAGACTCTCAATCTTCTCTATCAGGGACTTCTCAAACGCTTTCGTGAAACCGCTGATGAAAGCATTTACGTTCGTGATGGTCTTACCTTCTTTCACGTAGGAGTTCGTGAAACGCTTCATCGTATAACCAAGCGTGAATTGCTTTCCTGCTTCATGGGAGATCAGTTCAAGAAACTCCTTAGCAGTAGAAGCATTTCGAGAAACAACAGAGATAACAGACTTCAACACACGCTCCTCAGAAGGTGTGAGACCAGACTTGGCGCTGATGTTATCTACAGTAGCAGTCGCCAGGAATACGTTACGAGTGGATTTGAGGTTGAAGCGATCAACCCCGAAACCAGCAGACAAAGTATTTACAGGACCAGTACCGCTGTAATAGGTATGAAATACAGCACCGATCTTAGCAGTATTTACTGCCTTGCCCAGATCGCTATCCACAGGCCAAGCATACGTTAGAGTGTTAGGGGTAGCAGTATAGAAACGTTCTCCATCGATAATTTTCGTCTGAACGTCTTCATCCGTAAAGAGAAGGTCTCCTTGGATAACTCCCTTGATCTTGAGTTCGGGGAAATACTTCAGACAATACTTCAGTTTCTTAGCGAGGTCAGGGATCTCTCCATGGTTTTTATCAATATCTTCTTCAGTAAAATTGATCTTCGGTTCTTTCTTATTGAATACAGACTTGGTGCCTACAAAGAAGTTACCGCTCTCTGGGTCGATGCCACAAACCACAGCAGGAGCGCCGTCCCATTTGGTAGTAACCTTTACGTTACCAGTGGGACGACCACCAAGTTCATCTATAAAGTTTTGAATTAGGTCCTTGGAAGCGATGTATCCATTATATCCATAATTAATTAACTCATCTTCCAGGTGCTCCAGGTGCTTATTCTGGGTTGCCATGTACCTGTCCTTTATTACCTATTTATTTTAGCAGCACCACAGAGGACCGTGAGTAGCAGTGGACAGTTTGAAAAGCGGAAGGGGTGGGATTCGAACCCACGGATGCTTTCACATCGCTAGTTTTCAAGACTAGAGCCTTAAACCACTCGACCACCCTTCCAATTAAAATGAGTTGACTTGCTGTACCTTAGATCTGGGTAAAGGAGGTTTACAAGAACTTCTAAGTTTATATATGAAAAACACTAAGGTAAGTCTAGGTTCTTCACCAACAATAAAATTAGATTCTTTGTGAAACTCCATTCCAGAATAACAAATCAACCGATTATATACATTCTTAACATCAATAGTTTTTTCAAATTGTTCGTGAAATTTTTCTTTAACGTCAAGATAGTAATCAACATCTACAGGCTCATTAGCATATAAAAGATCTCTTGTATCAGATAGATCACGTATTGTTCTTTCTTTTACTTGCCTGTATATTGAAGTGCCAGCATCAGGATTTGAATTCTTATTCAAGTAGACTAGTCCAGCAAGAGGAACTTTCAAATCTTGATGAACCCAACCAGTATTTATTTCGGGTGGTCCTTCATATGGATATATTTTTTGGAAATGTAATGCCATCTCACATTCGACATAGCAGTTTTCTCCAAAAAATAATCCAAGAATCTTCCTAACAAATTGATCGTAAAACGACGGATTAATATTACGAAGATAGTCAGTTCTAACGCCAGGGTAGTTACCAGATATTTTAGAGTATTCCAAAGAGAGTCCGTATTCACGGACTTCATCTGGATTCTCAAAGAAATCATCTACAACTGATGCTGGAATAAACTTCATTAGAGATCATCTTCTGCTCGGTTCTCGGAGTAGTAAATATCAAAGCTTCCACCTGGATACCTCTTCTCAAGTTTCTTGACATTACGTTCAAGAACTTCTTCAAAAGAAACCCCCAATGCTTGAGTTGCTTGAGCTACGTACCAAAGGAGATCGCCCAACTCAATAATAAGATGTTCTCGGTTGTCGTCGTTCCAAGGTTTACCTTGGAAGACCATCTTCTTAACGATCTCAAGGAACTCACCACCCTCAGCATTAATGCCAACACCAGCAGTAATAAGTCGCTCAATATTGGCACCTTTTCCATCAAGTTCAACAAGACGGTCAGCAAGGGCAACAAAATCTTTAGAAGCGTCACTAGTGACAGCATCTACGAATTCCTCATAACGATTGAAATTAATAGTCATATTTAGATAACGAATTTAGAAAATTTATCTAGGCGAGATTGTTTAGAAGAAACATCTTCAAACGTTTCGAACGTGTCTTCATCTTCAGTATTGAGGATGTTGTCTCCGTCCGAATCCTCAACATTATACAGCTTCATCTTTGCTCTGTCAATACCCACTGTAAAACGTCGGAAGTAAGTGGGATCGTTGTATCGATTCTTAAGTTGTTTAACCATAATCCTACCAGACTGTTCAAGTTCCTCAGTGGAAATGAGAGCAAACATAAAATCTGCTGTGGCAGGAAGACCAAAGGATTCAGAAGTGTCGGTGAGATCAACGTCACTATTACCAAAACCAGACCTAGTAGTTTGAGTTGCTGATACAACTGGTACGTCATTCTCAACAGCAAGACCCCTGAGTTCCTCTGCAATTGCTTTAACATACGTATAACTGTTTACGATGTGTCCTTTATATCTGGACGAAGCACAGATATTTAGATAATCGATGAAGATAATATCTGGTTTGAAATATTTCTTCAGTGACAATTCATTGAGAAGTCCTTTGAAATGACCAGCGTGGGCAGAGGCGGTAGGATACTCTTTGATAATCAAACGACCTTGAGTTTTCCTACCGATCTCAGCAACTCTAGAAGTAAATATCTGCTCAGGAATAGAACCAATATCTTTGATATTAACGTTGAGAAGGTTGGCATCAATACGCTCAGCAATCTTCTCCTCTGCCATCTCCATAGTGATGTAGAGAACGTTCTTACCCTGAGACAAACATGCTGCTGCCATATGACACATAAACAGAGACTTACCAACACCAGTGCCAGCAAGAGCAATGTTCAGTGTTTTATTAGGCAGACCACCTTTTGTTACAGTATTGAACTTATCAATATCAAAAGGAATTTTAGATTCATCCTGGTGATAATAATCATAACGTTCGCCAGCATTCTCAACATAATCGTGACCTACATGTTCGTCGAACGATACTGCCAGGGCCTCTTGTAGGATTGCTGGGATAGCGTCCTTCGATACCTGTTGATTGCCTCCGTCCGCAATCTTGATTGATTCGAGTAGAGCGAGATAGATTGCCCTGTCCTTACACCACTTCTCCGTTGTGTCAAGCAACCAGTTATATTCAACTGCCGTGTCCTCAAACGACTTGAGCGTTTGAACAGCAGATTGATAAGATTCTTCAGTAATATCCTTCCTATTTTGAAGGTCGATAATGATAACTTCCGAAGTAGGTACAGTGTCGTAATTGCTGGCAAAGTTCCAGACTTCTTCGTAGATAATTCTTTCATGATAGTCTTCAAAATATTCAGGTTTTACAAACGGTACTACCTTTCGATAAAAGTCTTCATTGAAGAGAAGATTCCTGAGAATAGTTGATTCAATTTTTTCCGTCATTCATTACTCCTTCGTACCAATTTTTAAAGCTCCAGAATGACCACTGCCCATAACTATGTTGAGTAAATAAAGGATGCCTAATTTGATCACAAGAACTAATCTTTGATTGTTCTAAAAACTTATCAAAAATTTCATCTTCTACATAAAGTTTTTTACAGTAATTCCAAAAAGGTGTATTATATTTTGATCCATTCTGATAATGCCACAATATAAATCTTTCCAGATTTTTAATGTAAACTCTCATCATGTCTTCAGCTTTCTCAAGCGAAATTTTATTAGCAACGATAGCTTGAAAAGACAGCGTTGCCCATTGTTGATATGCTCCTATAGAAGTAGATTCCAACGGTTCTAAGAAAAACATTTTATTGCCATTGAATAAAATATTACCTTTATAAAAATTGTTAGTGACATAATTTTTAAAAGAAAATTTTGATGTAACTTCGACATCAAACATTTCTAGCATGTTTTTCTCTGCTGCATCTGGATTGGTCTTTTTATTATTATACAAATAACCAACAGAATATGGGTATGAAGTAGAATCTTCTAGAGTAGGGATAATAAAGCACCACCCATCTGGAGTTGCTACACATCTAGTCCACGGTTTTGTAAATACTTCTTTTGGTTTTCCAAGAATAACCGAATTAAGTGGATTAACTAAGTCAGTATATCCAGAGTAATCAGATGGTTTACCAGTACAATCAAAAACATAATCGGAATCTATCTCAGATACCTTTACATTCTCCTGCTCTCTTACTTTAAAATACCCAGAGTTTAAAATTACAGATCTAGTTTCTTTTGGAGACAAGTGTAAAGCATGGGTGTCTAAAGGAAAATCGTGGAAAATTGTTTCAGACTTCCCCCAGTTCTCATACAAAATACCTTCTTTGGGAATAGCTTTGATCTCATTAGTATACCAATTTGTTCCCAAGGTTTGCCACAAAAGTCTAGGTTGAGATGGTATAGTTGCTTGACCAACTAATTCATGTTTCTTATTTGGATCATGAATCATCTCAACTTCGACGCCATAGGATTTCCCATGATAAGCATAATATAAAGCGGTAATACACCCAGCGTTTCCAGATCCAACGACTGTTATTTTTTTATTCGTCGTCAGTGCCATAGAGAAATTCCTTTTGTGCTTGTTTATCTAGTTGCTCCAGAACTTCTGGAGTAAAGTAAGTCTCTGGTTCTTTGAGGATCTGCTTAGCATAGATCTTCTTGCCATCGATTTCATATCGACCAGCAACGTTCTTCCACATCCCTGCTCGCTCACCTAATTCTAGCAGACCGTAGTATCGCTCCAGTCCCCTAGCATCGAAGAACAACCGTGTCTCGACCTTAGATCCCTCACGAGTCAGACGGGACTTCTTCGCCTCACATTTAATAATGTTTCCGACCAGATCGGTTCCGTCTTTCTCTTTCTTTTTAGAAAGGAAAACGATGGTAGAAGCGGAATACTTGAGACCAACTCCCCCTCCCATTTCTTTAGTTGGGACATAAGCTCCGATAACATCATAGGTGTGATTAGTAACCAACATTGGAATGTTAGCCTTACCAAGCTTAAGTGTCAACACTCGGAAAGCACCCTTAATAAGTTGTGATTTCGTCATGTCACGAACTTGCTTGTCATTAGAAATGTCTTCCATTTCCTTAGAAGAAGATAACATTCCCAAAGAGTCTAACACAAACATCAATGGTTGACGTTCATCTTTAGGTTGTTCTAAGTATTTGTCCACAATACGGATCGCCTGAGTTCTGAACTCCTCAATGGTATCCACAGGCATAATAATCATACGTTGAGAATCGATGCCACGACTCTCAATCATGTCCTTAGAAATAGCAGACTCCGTTTCAAAATAAATGACTCCAGCGTTGGGATCACTATCAAGGAAAGAACGAACAACAGAAAGACAAAAGAAAGTTTTGCCTGTGCCGCTTTCCCCTGCCAAAGCTGTAATCTTGTTCGAAGGGAATCCACCAAAAATAGATCCACTAACAAGGGCGTTAACCATATAACTACCAGTGTCAATGAAAGATTCAATATCACCAGCAGCGATCCCATCGCTAACAAAGCTAGCGTATTCATTTTTGCTGTCTTTAATTACAGTATCTAGAAAATTCATATCAGAAGAAACTCAATAAGGAAACTTTTTTCTCGTAATGCCAACCAATACATTCTAGCACATTCTTGAGAGGTTCCAAAAAACTCTTCTCAAACTGAAGGTTATGGTCAACATACTTTGCCAGATTAAATTCTGGAGGTAGATTTTGAAAGAATGAAATTACATTCTCTTGGATTGGGTTTGGAGTCTTGAGGTAGAGAAACTTGATCTTCTCTCCTTCTTGGATAAGAGGATACTTGTGAGTAATTTTATGACTTCGAATGTAGTGATTATACAATAATGCACCTCGGACATGAATAGGAGTCCTCTCTCGGTAAATCGATCCTTTGGAGCTGTATTTTTGTAGTCCATTAACACCTCTCGGAAAAGCAATATTCAGGTAATCTTCCTTCTTAGTATCTTCCTTAACTTTATCAATGAAGTCAATAAGAACATCATTATCTTCGTTAATAATAATACTATATGCTTTCTTCAATTTATCCCTAAAGAAAGCAGGAGTAGAAGACCTAGCAGTTTCCATACCACAGATCTTCATCTTAGGTTCGGCATAGCGTACACCTTCACTATCCCACACGTTGAGAATGTATCGCTTCTTGGCAGTCCAGATAGCACGGTCAGCGATGTTCTCACGCTTCATCTTCATCTTCTGCTCATATGCCGAAACATAATCCGCCAGTTCTTGATAAGAGGATTCGATGAACGGTTCCAATTTGTCTTGACAGATCTTATCAAGTATCCCCACAATTGCTGCTTTATCGCTAGACTTACTACCAAAAAATTTAGTAACAAGAGGTCCAAGATTAAGATAGATGCTGTCAGTGTCGGATGCGATAACATAATCCACTCCATCAGTTGACAAGAGTTTATTTAGATACCCATTCATTTTATTCTCAATCCAACGGATAGAGAGTTGACCAGACATAGTGATAGCTTCAGCAATCTCTAGACGATAGTATCTAAAATGCTCATTGCCGATAGCGCCATAAGCAGAGTTCAGTTGGATTTTACGTGCCATCTGAATGTTGTTACAGCGAGCGATCTCTTTCTTCAATTCTACAGTAGGATTCTTTTCATACTGCTGCTTGGCGGCAAGCATCCTCTTCTTGTAGATAGTACGTTCCTGATAGATTTTATCCATCAATTCAGGTAAGAATCCTCTTTTGTTGGTATCGTAATATGTACCGTTAGCACATAGAGTTTGACCAGTTAGATCAAACAACTCAATCTCTTTATTTAACAAACGTTCTACATTAGCAGATGGATGACGATTGTCTTTCAACGTCTCTGGCGAGAGGTTGTACTGCATAATGAGGTGAGGGTATAGGGAGTTGAGGTCAAAAGATACCACCCAGTCATAAATTCCTGGAATAGGTTCTTTGACATATGCTCCAGCATACTTGTTATCCTTTCTGCTTTCATGTTTCGGGGGAATTACAATGTTTTGTTTCGACAGATAAACATAGATGATATTATCCCACATACGTACCTGTGAGTACACATCCTCAAAATTAACCTTAGCATCATATGCCATAGTGATGGCAAGTTCAATCAACTTCATCTTGTCATCCAACTGATCAACCAATCGAACGTCAATGATGTTGTACTCGACAAACTTCTGCCACCCTTTAGTGTAGAACTCCTTGAAAGTATCAAACTCACTATGGTCTAACTTTCTAGCACCAAGTTCTACCGAACAGATATGATCAAGACGATATGATTCTTGGTTAGTGTAAGTAAATTTTTTGTATAATTCAAGGTAGTCTAGACAAGCAATGCCACTAATGTCGTAGGCAATCTGTTTACGTCCTTTAATATAAATCTCACGGTAAAGGATGCTATTCCATGGAGAGATCATCTTCGCTTCCTTTTCACCGATGATACGTTCAATACGCTTGATAATGTATGGCATATCAAACAATTGAACGTTCCATCCAGTAATCACATCAGGATAGTTTGATTGCCAGTAGTGTAAGAATGCTTTGAGAAGTCCCGTCTCGGTTTCAAACTGCATGTAATCGACATCTTTCTCTTTATTATCAAAAGGGCGACTACCAAAAACAGTGATCCTACCCATCTCAGAATCTTTAATGCTGATCAAAAGAATCTCTTGATCAGCAGATTCAATATCAGGGAATCCATTTTCAGCACCAGTTTCAATGTCGATCGTAAAGACACGAATCTTTCCCATATCAAATTTCATTTCATCCCAAGGATATTCACTAAGGATGTATTGATTGGTATATCGTGTTTGACCATATACAGGAAAGTCTGCCAACTCTTTATGAGTTTCTACAAACTCTTTAGCATCTTTGATTGTACCCTGTTCTACAGGGCGAACATACTTTCCGTCCAGCGTTTTCCACTCAGACTTTTTGGTTGTAGGCAAGAACAATGTAGGGTTAAATTTAACCCTATCGCTAAACTGCTTACCATGATCATACCCACGAACAAGAATAGTGTTTCCCGACTGTTGAACGCTGGTGTAAAATTTCATTCCGTTTCTACTTTCTTTAGGTCATAATAACGTGCCGATGTTTCGGCATCAGGTTCGGCAATCAACGTAATCTCAGAAGATCTTACGACTAGTTCACGATCCGTACTGTAAGGAGGGAATTTAACCACCCCATCAAGCGTTACCTCACATGGGTATTTTAACACACAATCGGGGTCCCCGAACTCAACATCGGGGACTTCTTCAATTTCAGCCACAATCCAGTGACCGCTAAACTTCAGTAGTTTAATCATACTACTTCTGGTGTTACAGCGGGTGGTTGACCAGCTTCAGCAATTGCTTGCTTAACCAGTTGTTGCTGCTGTTGCCAGTTGGGACTATCTTCAGCACCAGAGGCTGGCATTGGTTCTACTTCTGTAGGAGTAGGAATTGTAGTCTCTACTTTCTTACGATAGGCTTGTCCAAGACCTGGATCAGGTTCGCCAATCGTAAGGATGCCATCATAAGGAATACGATATTGAGTATCCGTAGCATATGGGCACCACTTAGTAAACTTAACCTGAAGATCAAGTTCAGGACTATCTTGACTAGGTGCCGAAATCAAATCAAGTTCATATGGATAGTTCATCATCAGACAAATACCACGCCTTTCTTCACCTTCACCTTCAAACACTTCTTGAAGGAATGTAATTAGTTTTTCCCCAGTCCTCAGGACTACAATAGAGGGATTCAGTTCAATTGCTTCGCTCATTTAGATTTCTCCTCTTGTTTAATTTTTTCTTGGAACTCTTCAAATTCTGATGGAGACAGAATTGGATATGCTGGTTGAATCAATTCAATATATCTGTTGTAGATATAATCTTTCGGTTCAGCGATAGTAATAATTTCATCAAATCCAATTCTAAATTGGGTTGATTTAGAAAAAATACTCCACTGAGAAAAATGAACCTTTACCTCGCTGTCATTCTCTCCTGCTCCCACCATCTTCAAAAGAGTGGGAACTTCCATAAGAAAACAAAAAGGATTACCCTGTTCATCTTTTAGTTCTGTTAGTTTACAGATGACATGCTCACCTGTTTTCAAATGTAAAATACTTACTGACATATCAAGCAGGTTATTCAAGATTATTATAGCAAAAAAATACGTGACCCACAAGGGGTCACGTGCCACTATTTAGACTGTCTCATTCTGTCAGTAGTTGCTGTTTACCTGCCCCAATAGTGTATGTGGTTCTCTTCTGATGCTCTGGGATGATTTTCTCCAGTGAGATTGTTAGTAAACCATCGACAAATTCTACAGAGGATACTCTAACATCGTCGGACATTTGCCAAGAATTATTGAACGATCGTTTGGAGAGACCTTTGTGTAGGTATGTTCTTTCAGTATCTCGTTTCTCAACTTTTGAGGCAACTCGGAGAATGTTCTGTTCAGTAGAGACCTCGATCTCTTCTGCTTTAAATCCTGCCAGAGCGACTTCGATTTCGTAATTAGATCCATCGTGTTTGATTAAATTGTAGGGTGGATAACTGGTGTTATGTCCAGACATTGCCTCTAGACGATTAAATACTTCGTCTAGACCTACTGAAAATGGGGAATAGATATCCCAGGTATATTTAGTCATGTGTGTCTCCTTGAATAAGCAAGAGGTTTGTGGACCCTGACGGCATCCACTACTAATTATAACACCGCATTAAAAAAGTGGGGTGTTGTCTTCCCCACTTTTTGTTCGGATTACACTTCAGGTTTCTTACGACCAATATTATATTTACTTTCTAAAGTCCACTCATCTTTTTCTTTAAAGGCAAGGACTTTAATCTGATTGAGTGGAGCAACATCAGAAATTTTTTCTTGACTAGTAGAAGAAATTTTAATTAATCCCCAATCACTGAGAAGTTGAATGATACGATTACGACGTTGTACGTCATTCAACGACAAGTTAGTATTCTTACCGTCAAGAGCAAACAACTCTTTGAAGTGAACGATGTAATACTTACCTTGCTTGTGTAGGATATGGCAAGACTGATAGATCTTCTTTTCTTTACGAGATGCTACACCAATTCTGGTGAGCGTTTCACGTACCTTAAGGAAATCGTCTGGTTGACCCAGAACCACTTCTACCATATCTGTAGGTTGCCACTGTACTTCAATATCAGCTGTCATTTGATTCCACCTTTATTCAATGCTTTTCTTATAAAATCGATTTCCTCTTTGGTGAGAAGATTCAAAGCTTCCAATGCTTTATTATGACTGTAACCATAATATTGCTTTACAAGTTCCAATTCTTCAAGAGTTTGTTTTCGTAACCAGGGAGTAAAACGCTTCCTAGGTTTCAAACTATTTATAAAAAAATCATATTGAAGTCTCTTGTCCAGGTGAGAATTCTTATTCATCTCATTGGAATACAAGATAGAATCAATAAAAGACGACAGACATTTATTTACAATAAAAGGCGGATATGCTCTCTCCGCCTCTTGATCGTCTTTCAGAATATTCTTCTTTGACTGGTTGATTGAATAAAGATAATCTTTTAGTTCTGGTTTCATTTAAATACAGCGGTCACACCAATAACTTTTGCTTTAGGATTACGTGCCAAAGCAGTCTCACGGGCATCTTGATAATTACGTGCCTCAACAGTTTCGGTAAAAACTTTACCTGCCACATAGAGTTTTACTTCACACTTCATTTGCCAGAACCGTAGCGTAGTTGGTAAGGACGAGCTCTTTTCGCTCTGCCTGATCTAGTGTATACGACCCCACACTCCTCATGGTGTAGGTGTGGGCAAATTCTCCAACCGTCCACCCCTGGAACCGCTCCTTGACGAGGTTGGAATTGTTGTAAGAAACTAGTTGAGGACAAAGATAACGATCACAATCAACAGCAAACTTATCGTGATCAAATCCTTTGTGCATTGATCCCTTACGCCCATAGAGGTTGTCCTTAATGTCGTAAGGAGGATCAAGATAAACAAATACATCTTTCTTGTCCGTCAGCAGATCTTCGTATGACCAATTAGTTATATACCAA